CAGTACACTGATGAAGAATGGGAAATACTAGACACATACACAAGACACGAACGTGATGAAGTACTTACATATGCAGCCATGGAACAATGGCGTGGGAAGTATCTTGTACAGAATCGTGTAACAGGCGACATATTTGAAACACCACAAGTAGCATATATGATGATCGCGGCAACATTGTTTGCTGAGTATCCTGCAGATACACGTTTACAGTATGTAAAGGATTATTATGATGCTATTAGTAACTTTGATATTAGTTTGCCTACTCCTGTTATGGCGGGCGTACGAACACCACAAAGACAATTCAGTTCATGTGTTCTTATTGAAACTGATGATAGTTTGGATAGTATTAATGCTACTACTAGTAGTATCGTTAAGTATGTAAGTCAAAAAGCAGGTATCGGTATTGGAGCAGGAAATATTCGTGCATTAGGATCTCCTATTAGAAATGGTGATGCTTACCATACTGGAGTTGTTCCATTTTACAAAATGTTCCAAGCGGCTACACGTTCATGCTCACAAGGTGGAGTAAGAAACGGAGCGGCAACACTATATTATCCAATTTGGCACTATGAAGTTGAAGATCTTGTTGTATTAAAAAACAACAAAGGTACTGAAGACAACAGAGTACGCCATATGGACTATGGTGTACAGTTTAACAAATTAATGTATGAAAGACTTATTAGTGGAGGAAACATAACACTTTTCTCACCTAGTGACGTACCTGGCTTGTACGAGTCCTTCTTTACAGATCAAGATAAGTTTAAAGAAATATACGAACGTGCTGAACGTAACACTAGACTACGAAAGAAAACAATTCGTGCTAGTGACTTGTTTAGTTCGTTTATGGAAGAACGCAAGAATACTGGACGAATATATCTTATGAATGTCGATCACGCCAACGACCATGGAGCATTCAAGGCTGAGTTAGCACCAGTAAAACAAAGTAACTTGTGTTGTGAAATTAACTTACCAACTAAACCACTTTCTTCTTTTAGTGATGAAGAAGGTGAAATTGCATTGTGTACATTAAGTGCAATTAACTGGGGTAATGTTAAGAAACCAGAAGATTTTCAAAAGCCATGTGATTTAGCAGTACGTGGATTAGATGCATTGCTTACCTATCAAAACTATCCAGTTAAAGCGGCACAAAATAGTACAATTAAAAGACGCCCACTTGGTGTTGGTATTATTAACTTAGCATACTGGATGGCTAAGAATGATATGAATTATACTAATCCAAACTTAGATATGATTGATCAATATGCAGAAGCATGGAGTTATTACTTAATCAAAGCATCGGCGGATCTTGCAACAGAACAAGGTGCTTGTCCTGGAACTAACGAAACAAAATACGGAGATGGGTTGACCCCAAACCAGACATACAAGCAAGATGTAGATGAACTGGTCCCACATACCGAGAGAATGCCATGGCCTGAACTACGAAAGCAATTACAGGAAACAGGTATTCGTAATAGTACGTTGATGGCTTTGATGCCAGCAGAAACATCAGCTCAAATTTCAAACAGTACAAATGGGATAGAACCACCCCGTGCATTTGTAAGTGTTAAGCAAAGTAAACATGGGGTATTAAAGCAAGTAGTACCGGAGTTTCGCAAGTTAAAGAATAAATACGAGTTGCTATGGAATCAAGAATCACCTGTTGGTTATTTAAAAATTATGGCAGTATTACAAAAATATATTGATCAGGGTATCAGTGTAAACACTAGTTATAATCCTGTCCACTATGAAGATGAGAAGATTCCAATGAGTACTATGTTGCAACACTTGTTAATGTTTTACAAGTATGGCGGCAAACAACTGTACTACTTTAATACTAATGATGGTCAAGGTGAAATTGACGTATCAAAATTTGATGATTTGCCACAGGGGGACATTGATGATGCCGACTGTGAAGCATGTGTAATATAAGGAAGAAATAATGAGTGTTTTTGATAGTGAAAACAAAAAGAATCACGTAGAGAGTAAAGCCTTCTTAGATCCAAACGGAGGTGTTGCAATTCAACGTTATGATACATTAAAGTATCGACAATTTGATAAATTTACAGACAAGCAATTAGGTTTCTTTTGGAGACCTGAAGAAGTTGATATTACAGGTGACTCCAAAGATTTTAAAGATCTTACTACACACGAGAAGCATATCTTTACAAGCAACCTTAAGAGACAGATCTTGTTAGACAGTGTACAAGGTAGAGCACCAACGGAAGCATTTGGTCCACTTATTAGTATTCCTGAATTAGAAGCATGGGTACAAACTTGGACATTTAGTGAAACAATACACAGTAGAAGTTACACACATATTATTCGTAATGTGTATTCAAACCCAAGCAAAGTGTTTGATGAGCTAATGGACATTCCAGAGATTGTTGAATGTGCAGATGACATCAGTGGTTACTATGATGACTTAATTGAAAAAAGTTTACACTTTCAATTACTAGGTGAAGGAACACATACAATAAACGGTAAGAAAGTTAAAGTAAGTGAATATGAACTTAAGAAAGCATTATGGTTAGCAATTAATAGTGTTAACATTTTAGAAGGTATTCGCTTCTATGTATCGTTTGCATGTAGTTGGGCATTTGCCGAACTTAAGAAGATGGAAGGCAATGCTAAAATTATTAAGTTTATCTGTCGTGATGAAAATGTACACTTAGCAAGTACACAAGCACTATTAAAAATACTTCCTAAGGACGATAAAGACTTTATTAAGATTGCTGAAGAAACAAAAGCAGATTGTGAAAAAATGTTTGTTGATGCAGTTGATCAAGAATGTGCATGGGCTGAATATTTGTTTAAAGATGGAAGTATGATTGGTTTAAATGCACAACTACTAAAAGAGTATGTTGAATGGACTGCAAACAAACGTATGATTGCTGTTGGATTAACAAGTCCATACAAAGGTGGAAGTAATCCTTTGCCTTGGACACAAAATTGGATTAGTGGAGCAGAAGTACAAGTAGCACCACAAGAAACAGAAATTAGTAGTTATGTAAGTGGCGGAACTAAGCAAGACGTAAGTGACGAGTCATTTAAAGGTTTTAGTTTATGATCACATTATATACTAAACATTACTGTCCATACTGCGTACAAGCAAAGATGTTACTTAATGAATGGAATGTGCCTTTCAAGGAAAAGAACATTGAAACTTTTCCAGATGCAAGAGAATTTTTAAGAAATGAGGGGCACGGCACAGTGCCTCAAATTTATCGAAACGGACGTTTATTAGTCGAAGGTGGCTATGACGGGTTAGTGGCAACAGGCCAAGTACAACTCAATGAAAGATTAGGAAATATCGATGTTAGTGACTTCAAACTTTAAAGTAAACGACGTAATTACTTTTAGACTAAACACAGGCGAAGAAGTAGTAGCCAAGTTAACAGAAGAAAAAATGGATTCTTATGTAGTTAGCAAACCTCTTGTAATGATACTACAAGAAAAAGGACCAGTAATGGCACCAATGATGATTAGTGCTGATTGGAAAACTACACCAGTAAACATTTACAAACATGGTGTAACAATGAGTGCATCAACAGTTAAAGAAATTAAAAAAGCATATCTAGAAACTACTAGTGGCTTGGACCTAAGTGCAAGTACAATAATTTAAGTTACTTGTCACCCCAAGTGTATTCCCAATACATTGTCCAAAATTCAGAAAACGCCCACAGAATAATAAGTAAAAATGGCAATGCTATTAAGAAGATTAATACTATCAATTTTCTTACAACAAGGTGTTGTCTCTGATACCAGTGTACAATTAACTTAATAATCCATTTAAGTTTATCTGCAACCCAATCTCCAATTATATATCTGACTAGTCGTACAATAATTAACACAGGTGACATAATTACATCTATGAGTAATAGTGTAATGTCAACTGCAATATCTATTGTGTGATCAACAGTCCACTTTTCACGCCATTGTTTAAGTTTATTTTTAATGGTTGTAAACATACATATATTTATTGACTTTTGAGCGTCTATGTGCTATAAATAACGTACAATGTTGAAGCAAACTCAACGATAGACAGGACCCGGGGGCGGTACCCGGCGCCTCCACCATAAACACATTTACTGAGTGTGCTTATGACGGGGGCGAACTAGGATCGACTGGTATTAATTAGGTGAGTGGAGTTGTCCGGATGTAAGCACGGTTATCGCGAACAAAACTGATAATTGCAAATGACAATTATAAGCCAGAAATGGCACTAGCAGCCTAGATTAGGTATGTAGGGGTTGGCAACTTACCTGGCAACAGAAAAGTTGCATTTTCTTTAAATAAAAGGTTGACATATCTCCTAGCTGTGCTATTATAAGTAGTAAGTTAAAAAAAGGAGAACTGCTTATGTTTATGTTAAAGTGTTTAATAAAACTACAAAATTGTGTCATACGTGACGTGTACTGTAATCCAAATAGTACTATTCCAATGCCTTTTGCAACAGTTGAGGATGCCTCAAAATTTGCATGTAAGAATCTGCTAAACAAAAAATTTGAAAATATTGGAAATGATAATAGCATTTTTGCTTTTCAACCTGTTCCATACAGCCCAAAACCGCAACAATCTGATTTAGTTGCTTAATTAAAAATAGTAATAATAATAGGTTGACAAATACTGTTAACCTGTTATACTAATATAGTAAGTTAAATAATAAGGAGTTTTAAATGAAATTAAATAATGTAAACGTAATTGATGTTGAAGTAGATGGTTTAGATATGGCAGACTATCCGGACTTTTGTGATGCTTATATTAGTGAAGCAAAGTTTGCCGATACAAAGCAACCGTTGAGTGATAATCAACTTTTTGAATTACAAGAAAACAATCAAATGGAATTTTATGATTTAGTTAGCGAAGAATGTTTAAGCATTGCTGACAGATATTATTCATAACACGTTAGATAGTTACTAACTAGTCGGACATGGTTCACCGACGATGAAGTAGAAAACTACTACGAAACAGAACCCGAGGAGCAAGTAGCCCGGAGTGTACTACCCGAAAGTTATTGTAGGTGGAGATGCTAAACTTACAAAGATGAACACGTCTATGAAGCAGGCAGTAACTAGTACAAAGAATTATATGGGTGCGGTGAAGATGGAGTGTCACACTAGTCTCCAAAACTAGGACTGGAAACAGTCAGGGGGTTCGAATCCCTCCACCTATGCCAAACACAGGGGGGTGTAGCTCAGTTGGTTAGAGCGTCGGCCTGTCACGCCGAAGGTCGCGAGTTCGAGTCTCGTCACTCTCGCCATTTATTATGGACCGTTAGCTCAGCCGGATAGAGCACTTGACTACGAATCAAGAGGTCGGGAGTTCGAATCTTCCACGGTTCACCAAAATATTATAAATTGAATACTAGCCGGACTAGTAACGAATAGAGAACAAATAGGACAATACATTTACAAAGAAGCCCTAGTAAAATTACTTACTAGGGTTTTTTAATGACTAAATAATATAGTAGCATATAATGGAGTACAAATGACAATATTATGTAGTGGTTGTAGTTTTACTATTGGCAGTCACAAAGATGAAAATGGACATGATGTTAATTATAGGCACTGGCCAGATTTTATTTCACGAAGCAGAAATGTAGCAGTAGGTGGTGCAGGTAATAGACGCATTGCTCGTACAATACTTGAAAATATTGATGACGGTGTTGAAAAGATGGAAGCCGTAGTTGTTATGTGGAGTACTGTTGAAAGATATGACTTCTATGATCCGCAATACAAAACGTACAAGGCAGAAGGTGCAAGTTTTACAGGAACCAAAGAAAAATACCTAAAATATTTTTATACTGACTTTAGCCAATTTGCAAAAACATTAGAATATATTCTGCTTATACAACATATGTGTAAAGCAAGAAATATACCATTAGTAAACTGTCATATGGGCGATATAAATTATAATGATTGGGATATGGATAATGCATGGGGTGTTGGAGTAGATACTCTTAACTTAAAAGCAAGAAGATCGTTAGCACTAGAAGAACGCAATACTGTTAAAACTTTCTTTGAAAAATGTGAAACAGAAGAAGAAGTTGACTTTGTAACAAAGTTATGGCAACAGGTAAATTGGGATAATTGGGTATATTGGAAAGAAAAAGGCGGTCTCTGGCAGTACACGAACGACACAGGTTACCACTGGGTTGCATATCATCCACCTGAACAAGCACATAAAGAATGGGCTGAGAAGATTATAATTCCAAAACTTAGAAGTTTAAACGTAAAAATCAGATAAGTAATATGTATAGATTTCAAAGGGGAATAAAATGTACGAATACAGAGTAACTGTCGTTAAAGTAATTGACGGTGATACAGTAGATGTAGACATC